GAAAGCCTCTAAAAGGTGGGAAAGTGGGATTTTAGGGGTTGATTTTCCTACCCTTACATATGGAAAATATTTTTTTATTTTATATATACAGCGGTAAAAAATAGCCCTCATTTTCCCACTTTCCCACCTTTCGCATTATCAGAATAATAAAACTGTGGACAAACCTGGGAATTTCAATAGGCATAATAAACAAATATGCCCAGTGTATTTTGTGAATAAATTACACTGGACACAGTATATGCAGCATGCTATAATAATACTTGTAAAGGAACGGCGGCGGTTGTTCTGACACCTCTAAAAGGGGGTGATTGCGTGGAATACTTGACAATGATAGTATTGATACTTATATTTGCTACGGCTTACATAAATAACGCAAAAAAATAACCGCCCTGTGTTCGCACCACAAGACGGTTTTTAAATAAAACGGTTAAATGCGGAACAGCCTGTGCCGTTCCTTTTCACCTATATTATACAACAACAACAATTTGAAGTCAATAGATTTTTAACGGTCAGGCGGTGAAATAATGGCAGTAAATAAATATACAGAGGCAAGGCGTAGAGCTAACGAAAAGTACAATGCTAAAACATATGAAGAAATAAAGGTGCGTGTACACAAAGGACAAAAAGAAGTAATCAAGGCACACGCTGACAAGCAAGGCGAGAGCGTAAACGGTTTTGTAAAGCGTGCCATAAGCGAAACAATGCAGCGTGACGGCGAGTAATTCCACAGTATAACATATGCTTTTGAGGACGGAACGGGCAGCCGTTGCCCCTCGCAAGAGGTTAGGAGATGTGGGAGTGTCGCCCCACCAAAAACATATGCACTAAATAAGGCAAGCTCTGAAATATGGGCTTGCTTTTCTTTTACCTGTGGATTCCTGTATTTCTGCTATGCCGCTGCCGAATTGAATTTTAACACGCCCTAAATGCAGTTTAACACGCCCTATTTGATGTTTATTGACTAAACAGCATAATAATAAACGCAGAAACGCCCCGTACAAGCCTATATTTGACCTGTACGGGGCTTTTGTTATGTTTTGATATACGATTACATTTTAATCGAAAACCGCTTACAAGGCATTTAAAGCAATGCTTTTTACCCTGCGTTTGCTTTGCGGTTGGTGTTTAGAATTGTTTCAAGCGTATTCGCCGCCTGTCTGTCTGCCTCTTCAACGGCGTGTACATAGCGGTTAGTTGTTTTAAGCTGTGCGTGTCCGAGCCTTGACGCAACATTTTTGATATTCGTTCCGTTTGCAAGCAAGAGCGTTGCCGAGGTATGCCGCAGGGCGTGAAATTTACGGTGCGGAAGTCCTGCACGCTTTAGAAATCTTGAAAACTGCAATGTAGGCGTTGTGGGGTACATAGGCTTTCCGTCAGCCTGAATGAATATCCATTCGTCACCCTGCCATTTATCACCGATTAAAAGCCTTGTTTTCATCTGCTCCGTTCTGTAAAGCCTTAACATTTTCAGCACATAGGGCGGCAGTATAATTTCTCTGCTTTTGCCTGTCTTTGTGGGTTTACTTTTGATTTCCTTTTCGCCTGTCAGCTTGTAATTGCTCCTGCTGACCGTCAGAACGCCCGTGTTAAAGTTTATATCAGACCATTTCAAGCCCACAAGCTCACCACGGCGACAGCCTGTATTCAATGCAAGGTGTATCAGCAGACGGAACTGTAACGGCTCACTTTCGAGCCTGTCAAGCAACAGCTCTGTTTCTTCCTGTGTGAAGATTTCCGTTGTCTGCTCTGCAATTTTCGGCAATGTTATTCTGTCGCTGTCAGCTGGATTTGTGCCGATTAAACCGAGCTTGTACGCACTGTGCAATACAGATTGAACCATTGTGTAATATCTGCGGATTGTGGACGGTGTCAACTTTCCCTCTTTGCCGTCAAGGTGGGTTGTGCGTTCTTCAAGGGCGTTTACGAACCTCTGAATGTGTATAGGTTTAATATCTTTCAGCTTAAAGTGTCCGAGCATAGGCACTATGCAGATTTCAAGCATACGGCAGTATTTTTCATAGACAACGGGTGAAAGTCTGTGCTTTGCGTTTTCGAGGTACACGGGTACATAGTCAGCAAGTTTCATTCTTCCGTCAGTACCGACAACACCGTCACGGCATTGCTCTTCAAACAACACCGCTTGTCGCTGCACTTCCTTTTCAATCTGCTTTGCAGTCATTCCCTTTTCGGGTGTATAAGTCATTGTGCGGCGTATCTGTCGCCCGTCAATTCCGTAACCGCAAGACACGGTTATTTCATAGCTTTTGTTACGCTTGCGTATATTTGCCATTTAATCACCGCCTTTTTAATCTTCGTCCATTTGATATTGTTCTTCTACATAATCTTTTATTTTGTCATTTATATCATCTATTACCATATCAATATCATTTCGCATATCATCAATGATTTTTTCGGTCGGTATAGCTTCGTTTAAATACATTTCGTAGTCATCGTTGTAGATATCATAACTCCGACTATTGCAATTTAATAAATCTTTAGCAAAATATTTTTCTGCTCTGTATTCATTTAGTTCTATTTCATTTTGCAATCGTTTGCATTCGGCATTGAAATGCGAATAATATCCGTCCTCACCGTAATTGTCAAAAAGTTCTTCCGCACTCTTGTTCATACATTCTGTTACTTTTTCGAGTTCAGAAAGACATTCGTAACCGAGTTCACGCCGTAAATCCCACGATACCAAAATATAAGATATTACAGTTTTTAATGCGTGAGAGCTTAATATAACCTTTAATTCATCTGAGTATTTTTCATTACTTTTTAACAATGAAGAAAGACCCAACGCCGTTGCTTTATCAATGTTAAAATACTTGCAAACTCCTTGTAAATCCAAGTCATAAGATACGCAATCAGACTTACCCATTAAGTAATCTATCGAAACATTGAAATAATCAGATATTTTGCTAATGGTGTTTAGGTCAGGTGTTCTTTTAGCTTTTTCGTAGTATTCAAGGCTTGCCCTTGATATGCCCAAATCATCAGCCGCTTTTTGCCTTGTTATTCCTCTGTTCTCCCTTATTTCAAATAGTCTTTCAGCAAATATTTCTTTTGTATCCATACTCTAATGCTCCTAACAATCTGTTGCTTTTAAAATTTCATCACAACAAAACGCTTGACATTAACATATCGTTGTTATACAATATGTTTAGCAACATTCTGTCATCATCTTTATGATAGCATTGATGATGACGGTTGTCAATACAAAATAAAGAAAGGAAGTGAAAGAATGTTAGCAAATGCAGACATCAGAGCAAAGGCAAAAGGTGCAGGTGTGAGAATGTGGGAACTTGCAGACCATTTCGGTATCAGCGAACCGACAGTAACACGCAAATTACGCCGTGAATTACCACAGGGCGAGAAACAGCGTATATTCTCTGCAATTGAAGAAATTGCAAAAGAAAAAGCCGTTGACTAACTTCCCCGAAAGCCAACGGCACAAGCTGCATAACCGCACACAAGCAGAAATTTTGAACGAATTTCAACCGCTTTTGTGCCTATAAGTGAAAAGCTACACAGCCCTAATCAGATTATAACATTATAAAACGGCTGTGTAAATACGAAATGAAAGGATAATTATTCTATGAAACTTGCAAGAATGCGAACGCTTGACGAGTGTTTCGCCGAGATTAAAGCAATGGACGAAAACACAGCCATTTCAAAATGTTACATACGCCGCCTTGCACTATCGGGCAAAATCCCCGTTGTAATGTGCGGCAGAAAAAGACTTATCAACCTTGACGGGCTTATAAATTATCTTTCGTACAGCGGCAATACAACCGAAACCGCACCCGAATACACCCCGTCAAACAACATCAGACCGATATATTAAGGCGGTGATATATTGAATAACTTTGATAACATACCGCAGGAAATGAAAGAACTGCCGCAATGGGTGGCAAGGGTTGATAAATTCCCCATAAACCCTAACAGCCTTTACGGTGCGAAATCAACCGATAAAACAAGCTGGGGAACATTTGAACAGGCAAAGGCTGCAATCGGCAAAAGGGCTAAAATGAAAGCCGTACAGGGCAAGGAATGCAACGGCATAGGCTTTGTTCTGTCTGCTCCGTACTGTGGAATTGATATAGACCATTGTTTTAATCCCGAAACGGGCGAATGGTCAAAAGAGGCACTTGACATTATCAAGAATATGAACAGTTACACCGAGATTTCACCGAGCGGAACAGGCGTTCATATCTTCTATAAGAATGACGGCAACACCCACACGGAATGGACCAAGAAAAAGCCTATTGACAGCATACAACACCTTGAAATGTATCAGACCGACCGCTATTTTACCGTAACTGGCGAAATGTTCGGCGGTTACACTTCATTGAATGAACGCTCTACCGCTGCCGACTGCATATACAGAGGCTATATGCAAGAGGACGAGCAGCCCGAAAGTAAGCCGTTCAAGGCAACAACGCCCACACAGTCGTTTACGCCGCTGACAGACAACGAAATTATAGAAAAGGCAACACGCTCAAAGAAAGGCGTTGAATTTTCTTCCCTTTGGAGCGGCAGCACAAGCAATTATAACGGTGATGAAAGCCGTGCAGATTTGGCACTTTGCAATATTCTTGCATTTTGGAGCGGCTGCGACGGCTCAACGATTGACCGACTTTTCAGACAGTCGGGCTTAATGCGTGACAAGTGGGACAGGGAAACAGGCGGCACAACCTACGGAAAAATGACCGTTCAAAAAGCAATACAGGATTGTCACGAAACATATAGCCCTAACCGCAAAGCCGAAACAGCAATGCAGGATTTCAGCGAAAGTATAAACGCCGACAACACCGTTACACAAGATATACAGCTACAACCATTTACATATGAAGATATGAAAAAGTACAAAGCGGATGACATTGCAACAGCTGAATTTTTTGCAAGTCTGACAAAAGATTTCCTTTGCTATATTGCACCCGAAAAGAGCTTTTACATATATAACGGGATTGCGTGGGAATGTGACGATATAAAAGACAATTTAAGAACGGGCAAAATGTTAATGAACTTTGTAAAAGCAGCACAGGCACTTATACCGCCAAAGCCAAAGGGCGAGCCAAAATACTGGACAGATGAAGAAACCGCCGAGGAGCTTATAAACTCAGCATACAGGCAGCAGTATAGAGGTTTAGGTAATTCTAATGGGCGTGAAAGGGTATTGAAAGATATCAAAAAGCTGTTGCGTAAAACTCCCGACATTTTCGATAAAAGAGCTGAATTATTCAACACAAAGAATTGCACTTTGAACCTTAAAACAGGCGAAATTCAGCCGCACAGGGCAACAGACTATATAACAAAATGCACCAACACCGACTATATACAGGGCGCAACAGATGAACGCTTTAACAGTTTTATAAATGAAATCTGCGAGAATGACAGCGAAACAATACAGGCATTACAAATGGCGTTAGGTTATTCCCTTATGGGAACGGCACACGAAGAATGTTTATTTCTTGCTTACGGTAAAACCACACGCAATGGAAAAGGTACGCTGTTCGAGCTTGTTCTTGACACTTTAGGCAGTTACGGGCAGAAAATAAGTTTCAACACCTTAGCAAGAACAAACAACATTGACGGCAGCAAGCCAACCCCCGACCTTGCTGTACTTAGGGGTTCAAGATTTATTCTTGCAAACGAGCCACAAAAGGGCGTTTGTTTCAACGAAGGACTTGTAAAAGAAATGACGGGCAATGATACTATGGTTGCAAGGCACTTGAATTGTGAGCCTATAACCTTTAAATGCAAAGGAATAATATTTATTTCTGCAAATAGCTTGCCTACTATTGCCGATTCATCACTTTATGAAAGCGACAGAATAAAAATATTACTTTTTAACAGACACTTTTCAGAAGAGGAAAGGGACTCAAGCCTTAAAGATACTTTACGAAAAGGCAACGGCAGAGCAGCGGTATTGAATTGGCTGCTTGACGGTTACAAGCAATACCGCAAATATGGATTGCTTACAACACAAAAAGCAAAAGAGGCTTTAAACAATTACAGAGCCGAAAACGATTACATTCAGCAATTTATTGACGAGGGGCTTATACTTTATAACCCTGATGACCGTTCCGCACCAAAAGTAAAACTACTTGAAGTGCAAAGGGAATATAACGAATGGTGCAGGATATCGGGTATTAAAGCATTAGGCAAAAAACTTTTCAAAGAAGAACTTATAGCCCACAAAGTTTCTATTCTTAATTCACACGGTTCACAAGCTATCAGGGCAAGAATAAACCCCGATTTATTCCAAAATACCGTTGATATTTTACCCGAAAGCCTCTAAAAGGTGGGAAAGTGGGATTTTAGGGGTTGATTTTCCTACCCTTACATATGGAAAATATTTTTTTATTTTATATATACAGCGGTAAAA